CTAGCTAAACCATTGATTAGTGCAGTAGCTGTGGGAATAACTGTGCTGCCAGCGGCAGTAATCAAGCCTTTGGCGTTGACTGTAAAGTTGGGTACTGTTACCGCATCACCAAAACTACCCACGTTTGCATTAACTGTGGCTAGCGTAGCAGCTGCAGTTACGTTTGTGCTACCATCAAAATTACCGCTGTTGTAACTAATATCACCAGTGATTGCAATTGTGCGTGCTGTTTGCAGCGCAGTAGCAGTTGTGGCATTGCCTTGCAGTGCTGCATACACATTGGCTACAACCAAGTCTTTGTTTAGGTTCCAGCGATCGTTAACACTGGTATAAGTTAGTGTAGCACCACTGCCACCAACGGTTAAGCCGGCACCATCTGCTTGTGCGCTTGTGGTAGCGTCTTTGGCTAAGGTAATATTAGCGTCGCCAATTGCCACAGTTGTTGAGTTAACTGTGGTTGTTGTACCTTGAACAGTTAAGTTACCTACAATAATCGCATTACCATCAACGGTAACGTTTGTGGCAGTAATGTCGTTGCTTGAGAAAACACCGTTAACTGTTAAGTTATTAAATGTAACGTTGTCTGTTGTTGCAACTGGTTGACCAATTGCAAAACTTACTTTGTTGTTGGTTACTGTTGTGGCTACGCCAGTTCCACCTTCAAATACTAATGTGTCTGTTAATAGTGCAACAGTATCGCTGCCAGTTCCACCTGAGATGCTTAAGCTACTTGCTACAGCTGCTGTGGTTACCGCAGTAATTAAACCTTTTGCATTAACAGTAAATACTGGAATGGAGGTTGCTCCGCCATAGGTACCAACATCTGCGTTAACAGTGGCCAGGGTAATACCTGTTGACAAATTTTGTGTGCCGTCAACACTAGCAAAGCTGGCAGTTGCGTCGCCAGTTAAGCTAATTGATCGCGGATTCTGCCACGCAGTGGCAGTGCTTGCGTTGCCTGTTAGAGCACCTGTTACGTTAACCACAATGCTGCCGGTAGCATCACGACGAACAAGAGTTGAAGCAGTGTTCAGCGGAGTTGCGGCAGTAACTAAGTCAGTAAAATATTTACCGCCAATTACTATACGATTAACGGCGTTTCCTGCGGTTTCGGTGCCCATACCAATGTATAAGCGATCACCACCATTGGAACCATTATCCGCTAGTGCTGAGTATGCAAGTTCACCTGCACCTAATACAGCTGGGTTGCCACTAACCTCACTGCGTTTTATTCTTAAAATAGAAGCCATGTTCTTTTTCCTTTAAAATTGTCCAGACTCAACCGTTTGCTGGTCTAGGAGTGTGGTTGCAGTCCATCTCTGCGTTTGGTTATTATATACTAATAATGATCCGGGCCCTAGTTGTGCTAAATCAATGTCTTGCAACTCTGCAAAACTAGCAGCACCTCTGGGTCCCATCATACCTGTTACAATAGTTCTGGGTACGTTTGCTTGTACGACTACTGTTTGGTTTTCGTCTACTACAACAATTCGATTCATCTTGTAACCTCCGGCACTAGTGTTAGGTTACCAGCTAAAAACGGAATCACTAACCCACCTGCCTCATACAGCTCAACACTGTACACTGCTGTGGTAAAATCAAAATTTTGAGTTACTGCAGCAGGTATACGAATATTAATTGTATTTGAAACCAAGTCTAAGCTAATGTGTCCGCCCGTGCCGCTGGTGCCAGAGTATATTACTGTGGGGCTGTCTACTGTTTCACGAATCTGCATACGTGCACTATAGCTGCCTAGTGGAACAGGTTGATTGTATTCTATGACACCGCCGCCGGTATAAGCTGTGTACTGTAGGCTGTTTGTTTGATTAATGGTAACGGTGCTTGCGGTTACGCTTGTGGCTAAGTAAAAACTGTCCCCAATACTATTAAGTTCTTTTATACCGCCTGCACCTATCACACGAAACCTCCAACCTTGTGGTAGTGCATGTGGTTGCGTAGTAGTTATTACACAAGGTGCGCTTTTTGAAACTGCTTGAATGGGTACATAAACTTTTGTTTCAGATTCCCAGCGATACATTTCTTCAAAGGTGCTGCCTTGGTAAATTTTATAATTAAGTTTTGCTGGCTGCATATATTTTGCCTTTCTGTGCCACCGACAATTGTTTGAAGTTGCTTACTTCTTGAGTAAGGGCGCAAACCTCGTTTCGTAGGTGTTGATTTTCAACTGTTAGTTTCTGCAACTCTTTATTTAAAGCAATTATTTCTATATGCAACCTGCCTAGTTCTACGCTAAGCTTAGTGTTCTGCTCGTTAATGCGCTCTAGCTCTGTGTGCATAAGTGTTATAAGCGAAGTCTCTGCTTCAGTACTTCGCCAATTCTTTAAGATTTTTTGCACACCAATAAAAACCCCCATTACTGCTAATGCTACCAGGCTGACGGCTTGTAAGGTTTGCTCAAAATTAGACTCCAACATAAGTTAGTACTCCCTATTATTACTGGCTGTAATACTTACCGCCACTTAGTATATTTAACTGATTTTATTCAACGTAACTCTGATTTAACCTAAAAATTGGGAGCTCGCGGACATTTTGGTATATTATAGCACAGAGGCATATAACTGTCAACACAAAAAAATACCTGCCCATTGGACAGGTATTTTTAAGTTTGGTGTTAGCCGCACAGGTAAATGCAAGCTATTTGTTTGACTTGGGTGGGTGAATCAAACGTAACAGTTTCACGAGCTTTGGCAACTGTAGTTGATCGCACAATGTCGTCGCTTTGTCGCATACCTTTGCCAGGTACAGAGCTAGTAACAATTAAGTCGCCAAGCTCAATTGTGCCGGCTTCACCACATACGTTGATCTGACCTTCACCAAGTGAGTTTATAATTACATAGTTATGCGTTTCAACCAGTGATTCATATATTGGATTTAATTTTTGTACAGTTGTTGTACTAGGACCGTCTATTCCTTCTGTGGCTTCTTCTACTGTAATAAGCAGTGGTACGGGTATTTGACTAGAGGTATCTACGTATATTCCAATTGCTGCCGGTTGATTGCTTCTGCTAGATAGCTCAATAGTTGCTATACTATCTGAGACACCTTTGCTGGCAATAATATTAAGGTCTACCATAATGTCACCTGGTGTAGGTGTTACTAATTTGTTTAATAACCCATCGTGTGCTCCGGTAAAAGGGCTTACTGGTCCATTTGCATATAAAGCGTGAGAGGGTGTTCCAAGATTGGCGTAATAGCCATTTCCAGAATTTAAAGCTTGAAGTGCAACGTTACCTCCGCCCTCATTAAAAGCTACTTTTACAAATACTTCGGTATTGCCGTCTTGAGACATAATATTTGCAGTACCACCTTGACTACGCTTTTGAAAAAACCCAGCCATTGTAGCAGCAGCAAAATTAGCCATAGTTTTATTATAACCACTACTAATATCATCAATACCAATACCAACACCGTTACGGTTACCAAAACCACCAGCGGATCCTGCATACACAGTACTTGCAGCAAATGCTATATTACCGCTCGATAGTACCCCAAGCCCTAGAACACTTGAATTTTGGCTCTTAAAATAACCAACTGTAGCAATACCTGCAATAACGCTTCCTGTACCAAAAGCAAATTCAGTATTGTTAGAAATATTTGAACTACCTGCTTGAATACGATCTGCTGTTAGCGTACCTGTACTAATATTACCGCCATGAATAGCTGTGTAGTTTTGAGTTGCTAGTCCGTTTTTAACACCATTAGCGTAATAGTTACCATAATAACTACCATAAGCATCGGCTTGATTAGTAGCATAAGTTTGAGTAGCATAACCACTTAGTGCGCTACTCTGATCCGTAAAAGTTACTAGTCCAGTAAAATTTTGGTGATTAAAAGGCGTACCAAAGCTAGGTGTTCCGGTGTTAGTGCCAAAGGCTGATTCTGTTACCACATAACGTGTTGCCCAGTAAGTTCCGTTACCTGTCATGGTAATGGTAGTGCTCCAGCCAGCAGTTAGACCTGTAAAACTACCGTTGGTAAAGTTAAAACTACTGGCACTTGGGGTACCTGGATTACTGCCAGTTGAACTAGTATAGTAGATATATCCGCTTGTGGACTTTACTGCGTTTACGCCATTGGTTCCATTAGTTCCATTTGTACCGTTGGTTCCATTAGTTCCAGGTGTACCTGGTGTACCTGTGGTTCCTTGACGAGCTTTGGTAATCTTGTAGGTATAGGTATACGCTACACCACTGTAAGTAGCAGTTAATGTAAATGTTTCTTTGGTGCTAGTCCAGGCTGCACCACTCAGTGTGATTGCTCCAGTGCTGCTATTAATTGCCAGTGTTAAGCCATTCTGTGAGGCACCGCCACTGTAGGTGACTCCACTAGTTACTTGCACACCGCCTTTGAATAGGCGCATGCTATTGCCAGTTGGTAGGGTGTATCCAGTACCATCAGCTGCGCTGTTAACCACTTCTGCTTCACTTAACAAGTCTACAAACACGGCATCGCTACCGGCTTTTGATTTTGCAATTGTATAGATTGCAGTATAAGCTGTGCCAGCAAGTGTTGCTGTTACGTTAAAAGTTTCTTGATTGCTGGTCCAAGCAGCACCACTTAGTGTGATCGCACCAGTTGCATTAATAGCAAGTGTTAGACCATTCTTAGTAGCACCGCCACCATAAGTAACGCCCGTAGTAACCAGTGTACCCCCGCTGTATAATTGCAGGGCATTACCACTAGGCAGTGTGTATCCAGTACCGTCTGTTAGTGTGGTGACAACATCTGCTTCACTTAACAAGTCTGCAAAAACGGCATTGGCTCCAGCAGCTCCGGCAGCACCGGTTTCACCTTTGCGTACTTTTGCATAGGAAGTTTTCATCAAGTAGTATATACCGCCAGGCACTTGGCACTTGATGGTTACGCTGGCTGATGTAATGCTGGCATTTGTAAAAAATGCTCCACTAACTGTAAATTGCTGGTTCCACGTTCCAGTTACGATACCCAATGTAGCTGTACAGTTTTCTGTGCTGTCTATGCTGTATACAATGTCCACACCAGGCACTAGCAGTGCGATACCTTGTGCCCCAATAATGTGGTTTACAACACTGGTAACGCCGCCTTCGACGATTCCAAGACTATTGGCACTCAATTGTGCTACAGGATCTTTGAAAAGAAACGTGTAGGCATCACTGCCCTCTTCAATAAAAGCAATGGACATAGAATCCACAGCAGTACCCAGTGCGGTATTAGTCTTGTCCGTTACACTTACTGTGATTGTGTAAACACCCAGCTCCGCTGGACGGTTAAATACAAACTGATTTGCACTGGCTGTTACAGTACTGTCTTTGGTAACTGGTGGGTTAATACCGTCGTCCCATACAAATACTGGTGTAGGAATATTTTGAGTGTTAGCGTATATGGTAACGCTATTTGAACTATAAGTACCATCCTTGAACTTAATAAATACCAGCTCAGTAGTAGTTAATCTAACTAGGGTAGCTGTTGCACCTGGCTCACCTGCCACTGACTTTGCAAAACTTTGACGGCGTGAGATTGAAAACGGCGCACCAGTTAAGCTGGTACCTGTTACAGTATAGTCAATGTATGCACGATCAGCTGTCATGTTACTATGAGTGTCATAGTTAATGTAGCTGCTAAAAATACCAGGTGTTGTGTCTGGTGTAATATTTACACCGTTGGCAGCAGTAACTGTCCAAGTTCCTGGCGCGTATGGTACTGTGTTATCAACAGTTAAATATTGATTGCCTTGTTTTACACGTATTTCTGTACCACTACCAATATAGCTAGCAGGTACGGTAGTTCCGTCATAGTAAGCAGGAATAGTATGCGACTCGTTGGTAAGCTCAAGAATTATCTGATCTGTGCCGTTGTTAATACGATATAGTGTAACTGTGTCTGATAGCAGTACACGACTAGCAGTTACCGTAACATAAGCAACTGTGTTAGCATAAGCGGGTGGATTAAATTGTTGTGCACTAATATCAATTGCGTTACCTGTTTGGGTAAAAGTAATAGGACCTAAACTTACATTATTAACATTAAAAGCGGTTGCTGTCCAGGTTACTGTGCCAGTTACATTTTTAAGGTTGGCAATTAGCGTTAGTTTAGCAGTGTCGCTGGAGCTAGCTGCTGCATCTTTAAACACAAAGGCTGTGCCTTCAGCATTAATTGTTAATAGCTGCGCATTAGTACCGTCCACACCAGCACGAGCTTTAATTACTACCAGTGTGGTTTGAATAGTAACGCCGTCATATGTAGCAGACAAGATAACTGAACCATAGTCATCAGTTAAGCCAGTTACAGCGTATGCTCCAGTATTTGGATTAATGCTTACTGCCAGGCCACCTACTATAGTGCCACTTTCTAGCGCATACTCAACCCCCATACCAGTAACTTCAGTACTGTACTTGTATACTTTGAATACGCCGCCTGCTACAGTATAATCACCATTAGTTCCAGCATTATTTGTTTGAATTATACTACTTGGATTAGTTAGGTTTCCATAAACGCTAACGTTTTCGTCATAAGTTAGTGCCGATAGCTGTGGTGAGATTGTGTAAACAGTAGGGTCTATAGCACTAATAAATGCGTATCTAACAAAGTACTGAGTACTTTCCAATAAGTTACTGATAGTGATATCTGAACTGAGACCGTTGAAAGCTTGGGTTCCTTCACTATTATTGGGATTGAATCCGCTTTGTGTAGAATACCAAACACGAATACCAGAAAGGTCACGACGGACCTTTCCGGTAACGAGGTCAACAGGAGTATCTAAGCTAAGGTGCAGGGATTTAATCCCTGGCGATAGCACAGCTGATGTTGTCATATTATCTCTTTCATTTAATAGTTGCAATAACTATTGTACCCAAAGCACTTTGTGCGCTATAGTTGTTGTTGTTATCCAAGGCTCTGCATGCTACTCGATATGTTATACCCGCAGTAGAAATTCTTGGTTGTGGTACGTTTAACAAGTTAAATCTTGCAACATCGGTTGTTTGTACTACAAGGATTCCATTAGTGGCTGGATCAAGTTCCCAGAAATCTTCGTTGCCAGTGTCTTTGTACAACCTGTACTCAAAAGTTTTAAAGTCTGCTGGTTTATCCAGTGTGGTAGCAGGTATTGCAGTAATAAATATATCTTCTAGCTCGACTATCAGCGAGTCCACAATATAGTCGTTGTCTACCTTACCTGTGGAAGTAGTGTAGAAGATAGGACTCCAAGGTCCACTTATAGAGCCTGTTGCATTTATATAACGTGCACGAATTTTGTAAATAGTAAGAGTCTTTAGGCCTGTTAAACTTAAGCTGCCTGTGGATTTATCCAGCAGGTAAGTACCAAATAAGCTTCCAGAACTAAAGTCGCTGTCGCCAAGCACAACTTGAACTTGAATTTTTTGCGCTGCTTCGCTTAATGCTGGTACATTACCAAAACTTATTAACAATACGTTTTGAAACGTTCCAGTGGCAATTTCTTCGGCTAGGCTACTGCCGCTGCTGGCTCCAACAATAACGGGTGCCTGTGTGATAGTATTCAGCACAGATTGATTGCTGCCACCACTAATGTTAGGATCAAAGCTTGGAAGATCGTCGTCCGAATTCATGTTTATGGTATAAATTTCTGGACTGTAGTCTGTTAGTGTTAAACGTGCGCTGGTATTATCGCTGGGCTCTATGGATAGTACCACAAGTTCTTGAGATTCTTTTCCTATTTCACCTAACATATACAGGTTATCCGATTCCACAGCATCGCCAAAAGCCTGGCTGGCTGTAAGAGTAGTGTATGTTCCGGAAGCACTGATTGGATTTAGAAAATATGTTTCACTATTTTCTGAACCAGGCAGAGTTGATGGTGAATTAGTACGAATACGTATCTGATACTGTGTGCCAGTAGTTAGATAAACTGGCTCACTTAGTGTTATAGTGCTTCCACTAACACTTACAATACGTCCTGTGCCGGTACCCCAAAGAGGCACATCATGAGCTACACGCACTAGGTCTCCGCGGTTACACACCAAGTACTCAAAATCTACGTTAAGAGTATAGACTTCAGGACGTAACTTTGTTTGTGCTAAGTGCCAACGGGCTAGGTGTTTTGCTTGCTTGGCGTTGGTTACACCAGGCAGACTAAGTTCTTCGAATACTTCTGCTGTGGCTTTGGTTTTGCCAAAATTAAATACTAAAATTTCATCTGCTTGATAGGCTTTGTCGCTGTTAGCAAAAGTAACGCGGAACGCGTCCGGCAGCCTTGGTAGTAATTTGGTAGATTCAAAGCCCCAACTATTGTGAGGTGTAAAATGCTGTGTAACATATGGACGAGCTTGGTCAACCACAACAGTCCACTTACCATCAACATAACTTGGACTAGCTTTACCTGCTGCACAAATATCTCGTAATACGTCCATTACGCTTTGAGTTTGCGTAATTACGCTATTAAACTCAAACTTGCGATTTTTACAGTACCCATGCCAATTTTGTATTGTTGGTAAGTCTATTTGAGACTCAACATCCTGTGCTTTAATGCGGTAAGCATTGCCAGGATGTGTTAGTACATAAACAAATAAACTAGCAGGATTACTTGTAGCTTTGGGAGTCCACCCCATATACTGATCCCAGTCTGGGCATATGGTTTGTACTAAGGCATTTACACCATCAATACTACCGTTGGCTTTGCTGGTACTTTGTATACGTATAGCTGTTTTTGCTAAGTTAGTGTTTGGTATTTTATTAATTGGCCCCTGCGGCAGGTTAGTAATCGGGTCAATTGCATTACCATAGGCTGTAGCACTTAGTAGTGCAACCTTATTATAATTTCTCAGAGAACTTTCGGGCTCTGTTACATCGTCATTTACACGACGTACTCGTGCTTCGTAAAATCCTTGTGGCAAGTTTTTGATCTTGTAAACAAAGTTAAAAGCATCTTTGCGTTTGTGATAAAATCCAGGAGTACCAAATACCAAAATAGTGTCTGGCGTTGGTAGATTATTTAGGCCACCGTTTTCATTAAAAGTAATAGTACAAGCTATTCCGGCCGGACCACCACTATTTTTTGCAAAAACTCTAACAGGATAAGTACCTGCCTCTAAATACACTAAGTTACTAACGGTGCTTGCAAATCCAGGAATTGGTATTCCAACAACTTGGCGGTTGTCTACGTACACAGTGCCTTCATCGTCTGCACTGGCTTCAACATGGTAGTATCCAGTATATGGAAACTCTACATTTACAGTCATATCAAATGTAGGGCTAGACCCTGGTGACCATACTGCGTTTTCTTGCAAGAATTTAGACCAAGCTCTGTCACTGTTGGCTGCAACTGCTCCATAAGTTGTAAGATTGCTGCGATTAAACACAACAACAGACTGACCTGCTACAGGTTGATTACTAGTTAGTGCGTATATTGCACCACTTTTAATTTCTACTTTTATACCGTTATTTACGAGATAAAAATTACCTCCTTCGTCTCCTCCACTATAGCTATTAAATATATTTAGTTGAGTAGCGGTAGCTTCAAGCCCGTAGTAACCGGTATACGAAGACAGGTGGTTTTCTATACTAAATAAACTACCGCCTTGCTGTATTACAGTACATATTTTTTTATATCCGTTTAAGGGTAATACTGGATTTATGGTATAAGTTGTTTGATCAGCATCATTGCCAGCTAATCCAGCATAGCTGCCAGATTTATATTCTGCTAATAGTTCGGCGCTTATACTAGTATAGTCATCGGCTACCGCACCACTAAACTTAACTATTGTACCGGTGTCGCTTAGTGCATACACGTGTCGTTGAGTTAAAGTTTTGTAGATGCCTTCTTGAGTACTAAATCTATCAGGAATAGGAAGTAATATGTCACTATAGGCCACAGAGTTGGGTGTTTGTGCACTATAGTCACCAAAAGCATAGCTTGGTCTAGGAGCCCAGGCTGGCCAAGTTCCATCAGATTTTTTCTTACGTAGTTGAATTTCAACTGCTGCTGTGGCTTGCTGTATAGCACCTGCGGCATCTCCGCTGATTACCAGTTGACGCATGCCTTCTGGAAAAGTAAAAGCTAAGTCAACTGCTGTGGTATTGTCTTGTGCAAAAGCTACTTCTTGCCAAGGATTACCATCTTCAGAGTTGTTTACAAGCTGAATATTAACTTGCTGCTGTTCAACATCACGGCCGTACAATTTGTTGAATGCAATTTCTGCAGCGCTACCTGGATCGGTTGCGTTACCGTATAATGTAACAGGCAGTGGAATATCTTGTGCAAATTCTAGGTCAGCATCATCTTTTTTGTTGTAGTAGTTGCTGATTGGGTTTGTGCCCACACAAATATCGTCTACTTTTAGTGGACCGTAGCCCCACACAATTAACAAGTTTAACAAGCTTGTGTCAGTTAGAGTATCCACATAAGGAGTGGCACCAAGTACGCCTGTAACGCGCATTTTTCCCAGCACCACGGGAATTGCGCCAAAACGACTTGCCTGATTGCTAGCACCCGTAAACAAGTTTAGGCCTGCTGCGCTGCCAGGGTCAGGTGCTTGACCCGGCATACGCACAGGCGCAATAGCGTTTACTAATGCCATGCCGGCCATGTTAACGCTAGTTACTATTAGAGCTGTAGATACTGCAGTAGAAAACCCTGTTGCTGCGCTAAGTGCTTTGGCACCCCCACCAGGGCCTGCAACATAAGTAGCTATTGCTACAACAGCTAATGTTAGCAGCAATCTTGTGGTATTGCCACCTGCGGCTACGCACTTGTAGGCAACTGTCTGGCCTTCCAGTAACACAGTACTATCCCACTGGTCCTGTGCAATAGGTACTCCGTCTATTAAAATAACCAATTTGCTGGCCAGTCGCTCACTTACACTATACTTTTGTTTTACAAAATTGGCTAAGTCTTGTACGGTGGTACCTGCCACAGTCCAGTCGTATAAGACCTGTGTTTGCAGCGGATGTGGTACTCCGGTTAGTTGAATAGCAGATGGTTTTGCAGTATACTTGTAAAATCCTGCAAAACGCTTTGACCACTGCGCACTGTCCAATGACTCTACTACACTATCGCGGCCCTCGCGAGCGTGCAGGAACTTACGCTCACCAATGTACACACCCACGTGTGCTGGTTCACCATAAATATTAAACAAGCACAGGTCACCTGCCACACCATACTCAGCAACTTGCCACGAATCTTTGTAGGCGTCAAGGGCTTGTGAAACTTGCGGGTCGTGTGCTCCAGCATACAGCTCCGTATAGCTTGGTAATTCAATACCAAGTTCTTGCTGATAAAATAGTCTGGCTAAGCCCCAGCAGTCTACGCCACTTGTGTCTCTGCCATTGTCTTTGTAGGGTAACCCTATGTACTTGTTGTAATCCATTAGAATAGTCCTGGAAAGTAGCTGGGAATAAAATTATAGCACGGAAATGGTTCACGTGATAAGTTAATCATTGTTAACTCAAAAGTAATCGCATCCGCATTATACGTAGCTGATGTAATATAAAAGCCAGGAAAACTTGCTTCCACAGTATTGGGCGTACCGCTCAATACAAGTTCAATACCTACTCGCACAGGTTTTGTTAGTTCTGTGCGAATAAGTTCAATTGCTTCGCGTGTTACGTATTGTAAGGTAAGTGAGCAAGTACCAACCCCTGTGTCTTGTTCAGCAGGCAAGTTTAGGTTCATTGGCAAGAACACATAATTTTGACCACGGCTTGGTACACCATATACAATTTCTGCGTCTGTGGTT